AGTGCCAAATTTAATTATGAAGATGCTCAAAAACCCGAAGATGATAATATTTTAATAACAATGAATGATCAAAATAAAGACGATGATGAAGAATTTGTGCAAGATGGTGTTATTTGGTATCCAACATAAAATTATAAATATTTGATATAAAAAGGGACAAAATGCCATCACTCAGCTCTTTCGTAAACTCAAGTCAATATACAAAAGAAAATTTAAATTTTCCTTTTTTAACAGCCATGAAATTGGGTACGGGTTACGTCGCCCCCTCCTTTACTGGAACAAACGGTGCAGCAAACAATGATCCGGGTGGATTGTTTGGATGGTTAGTATATTCAAGATCCACAAGATATACAACTCCCAAGGGCGCAACAACAGACAAATACATTGTATACACAAATCCTTATGATTTAGTCGGTGATTTAAACAAACTAGATGGTATTACCGCATGTTTAGTTTCTGCCACAGCTGCTGGTGGAACATTTGGATTTTTTAATGTAATTGATACTCAACTTTCACCCAAAGCAGCAGGAACTCAATTTTTGCATGCAATAAATTATCTTGCATACGGTGGAACTCTTGTTATTGCAGGAAGTCAACTAGGATTCTCTGATTACACAGAAGATAGTGGAAATTATTTTGATTTGATGGTTGACCCATTTTTTAATTCTGATGTAGCTTCTTGGTTTATAGATCAACCGTACACAATGGGAATTTATCCAACTATTCCCGGAGCAGATGGTATAACTGGTAGTGGATATACTCTAACAAATTTTACAACTTTGTTTGGAAGTTCTGCTTATACTAGGGGTGTAACTGTAGCTGGAAGAGTATTCAATGTATGTGGAATTAAGACTCTTACAAATTTGGATACTAGCTCAGTTCAAGAAAATACAAAAATAACTTACACCATCGAAGCTACAAATGATGTAGCTGGATTCTTTGCAAGAGCAAAAAACAGAAATGAAAGTTATTTGACTGTTGCTGGTTTAGACAGAGCAACTGTAATAAATGGAAATATCGTAAATCCAATTGACTGGGCTGGGTCTTTAAAAAATACCCTTCGCACAAATAGAGCCAACTTCTTCGTAAATTACAATCCTAAGTTCTTGGGGGCAGATTTGGTTGGTGCCACAGCAAATAGTGCAATTGGAGTTAATGACAGAGTTGGTCCAGCCAGAATGCGTGTAAACCTTACAAAAGATGTTAACACGATTGCATTGAAATACGTCTTTGATATCAATAATCAGACTACACGTAATCAAGTAATTTCTGAGATACAGACAGCACTTGATCCATATGCTCCATTTATTGATACAACACAAACACAAATTATATGTGACAACGTAAACAACCAAGATAATTCTTCAACACTAAATGTTGAAGTTGTAGTTAAACCAATACTTACAACAGATAGTTTCGTAATTAGCGTTACCTACACACAATAATGAATAACTCAATAAGCGTTTTCAAAGATAATTTTAACGGAGGTACAAGGTCAAACAGATTCCGTGTTAGACCTATTTGGCCTCAAGGTGTCAGCGTAAACATAAATGATGCTACATTTAAAATTATTTCCGCTTCTTTGCCTGTTGTTCAAATCAATTCAATAAGTGTTCCATATAGAGGGAGACTTGTTAACTTTGCGGGAGACCGCCAATACAGTCCGTGGGTTGTTGGAATATACGATGATGGTAATACGCAAAATTTGTGGTCGGCTTTTCAAAAATGGAAAGAATTGATGGATGGTAACTTTACTCACAAAGTTACGGGAAATGACTTTTCATATAGTCGGTATCAGACCACATGGGAAATTCAACATCTTGATGTAAACGGTGATGATCCAATTAGAAGAATCAGTCTTTATAAATGCTGGCCAAGCGTTGTCGGAGAAATTAATCTAAACATGGGAGAAAGCAACTTTGTTGCTTTTAGCGTAACACTAACATTTGACAACATAAAGATATGGGGAGTCTAAATGTTAAATGAATTTAAAACAAATTTCTTAGGTGGAACCCGTGGAAATAGATTTTTAATAGAGGGAACTGTGCCAACAGGCGGTAGATTTACAAGATTTCACGTAAGATCTACGATCATACCTCAGTTAACCACAAAAACTCTTACGTATGATTATTTTGGAAGAAAATACCATTATCCGGGCGAAAGAGATTATGGAAACTGGGCTTTTACTGTCCTTGATGATACAGGACAGCAAAACAATTTATGGCACATGTTTCAAAATTGGCATAATGATATAAACAATCACGAAACAAATCAATCTTTTGATATTAGTGATGGTAGGGATTATAAAGCATATAACTGGAAAATTAAACATTTAAACATGAATGGTGATGAAGCTAATCCTTTAAAAGAATTTGTTTTGCAAGGTTGCTGGCCAGCATCTGTTTCTCAATTGTCACTAAATATGTTGCAGCCCAATACACTGAATTCATTCAATGTAATTATTGTTTACGATTACATTGAAATCAAAAATATTACATCAAGAAACACGTGAGGAAATAAATGGAAATAGAAGCCTTCGGATTTGAATTTGGTAAAAAAAGAACCACCAAGCAGGAAAAGCTAGAAAAAAACCTGCAATCTTTTACTGCGCCTGAAGTTTATGATGGCACAGTAACAGTAGAAGCCGGAGGATTTTTTGGCACTGCGTTGGATTATGCATCTTCAATGCGAGATGAAAATGCATCAGTAATTCAATACAGAAACATGTCGATATATCCAGAAGTTGATAATGCTATTGATGAAATCATCAACGCTTCAATTGTTCCGGGAACAGACAGAAAACCAGTAAAGCTTGATCTTTCAAATTTACCTGTATCTGATGTAATTAAAAATAAAATTTACCGAGAATTTGAGAGAGTAATTAATCTTTTAGACTTCAACAACAAATCATATGAAGTTTTTAGAAGATGGTACATCGATTCAAAAGTTTACTACAATATTGTTATTGATAAGGATCTTCCAACAGAAGGAATCAAGGAATTGGTTCCTATTGATCCAATGAAGATCAAAAAAGTAAGAAAAATCAAAAAAGAAACTGAACAGCTTAACGGCCAGTCAATTTCATTGATTAATGATATTGAAGAATATTATCTTTACACAAATAACGATAAAGAAACTTTTATTATGACCGGGCCGGGTGGACTTAAACTATCTACAGATAGCGTTGTTTATGTTCCATCTGGAATTATTGATCTTAATACAAAACGTGTTTTGGGTTATTTGCACAAAGCAATCAGACCATTAAACATGCTTCGACAACTAGAAGATTCTCTTCTAGTTTACCGTATTGCACGCGCTCCTGAACGCAGAGTGTTCTACGTTGACGTAGGACAGCTTCCAAAGCAAAAGGCGGAACAGTATATGCGTGATATGATGAGTAGATTTAGAAACAAACTCATCTATAACCAATCAACAGGTGAAGTGCGCGATGAAAGAAACCATCTTTCAGTTTTGGAAGATTATTGGTTGCCAAGAAGAGAAGGTTCACGTGGAACAGAAATTACAACTCTTCCAAGTGGTCAAGCCATGTCACAAATTGAAGACGTTGATTACTTCAAGAAAAAGCTTTATAATTCTTTAAACGTTCCAATAAGTCGCCTGACAGCTGAATCGACAGGTTTTAATATGGGAAGATCTGTTGAAATAACCAGAGAAGAAGTAAAATTTTATAAGTTTATTGAACGTTTAAGACATCACTTCTCAAAGTTATTCATGGATATCCTCCGTGTTCAATTGCTCCTTAAGGGTGTAATGACCGAGGAAGATTGGCAACAATTAAAAGTTGACATAAATTTTATATACAATACAGATAATTATTTCTGGGATCTTAAAGAAGCAGAAATTTTAGCTGAAAGATTAAAGATGATTTCTATTGTAGATCCTTATGTTGGAAAATATTTTTCCAGTGCATTTATCAGAAAAAATATTCTTCGTCAAACAGACGAAGATGTACGGACTATTGATAAAGAGATGGAAGTAGACAGAGAAAGAATGCAAGCCGAACAAATGGCTTTGATGGCACAACAACAGGCTCAAATGGGACCTCAAGAATAAGCGGAGTAATAATGGAAAACGTTACCAAAATTTTACTTAAAAACGGTATAAATGGTATGATTCGTGAAGACGAAGATTACTTTAAAGATAATGTTATTCATTCTTTATCTTTAAAACTTAATGCTGCAATAAACGAAGCTTCAGTTTCTTTGAAAGAAAAATTGTTGTTTTCAGAAAAAATTACTCCATACCGAAGTGGAATACCCGTTTTAGTAACATTTATGGAACACTTTAAACCCGGAAAATATAAATTTGAAGACGATACTGTTATAAATATTAGTGAATCTGATGTTAAAAACATTAAAAAATTGTTTGAGCAATTAAATCCCAATAATAGATTGAAAATGGCCAAAGATATTTTTAAAAATTCAACAAGTTTCAAACAACACATTGAATTTTCAAAATCAGCAAAAGGAATACTATGAAAAACAACATTCGCGAATTGATTAAAAGTGCTATTGAAGAGAATGCAGTTTCTTTTAAGGAAACCGCTTCTCAAACGCTTTACACAAAGGTTGCCAGCAAGTTGCAAGAGCAATACAAGACAGTCGCTCAAAACCTAATGAGACCAACCAATGAAACTAATAACAGAACTAACTGAAGATATCAAGTATATCAAAGAGAATGTCGGCAACGGTGAAAAACATTATTTCATCGAAGGCATTTTCATGCAAGCCGAACAAAAAAACCGCAACGGAAGAATTTATCCAAAGAACATTTTGGCTAAAGAAACTGGCCGTTATATCAATGAATACGTAAATAAGGGCCGTGCTCTTGGTGAACTAAACCATCCAACAGGACCAACTGTAAACCTTGACCGTGTTTCTCACATTGTTAAGGATCTTCACGAAGATGGCAATAACATATACGGAAAAGCCAAGGTATTGGATACCCCAATGGGCCGTATTGTTAAGAATTTAATTGACGAGGGCGCTCAGCTTGGAGTTTCCACAAGAGGTATGGGTTCGCTCAAGTCCCGTAATGGATTCCAAGAAGTCCAAGAAGACTTTATGCTTGCTGCAATCGATATTGTTGCAGATCCTTCAGCCCCCAATGCTTTCGTAAACGGCATCATGGAAGGTAGAGAATGGATTTTTGAAAATGGAATTTGGACAGAAAGACAAAAAGATTCAGCCGTTAAGCTTATCAAATCTTCCTCAAAAAGAGATCTTAATAAGAACATCGTAAAGGTATTCGAAGAATTCTTCAATAAACTTTCATGACATACAAATTTCCATCTGATACCAAAAATTATCTTGTTTTGATGATAGAAAACAAGATTGAAAGAAATCCCCAAGATTCAGTTTTTAAGAACAAAAATTCCTATGAACAGCTCTATATTTTAGAGCAACCTGAAAATAAAAATCCAAAAGCCCCAAATGAAACACCAGAAGGTGGATTTGGTTCAGGCAAATCCAGAAAGAAAAAAACAGAATCGCAACCCGGTTTTGGTGAGATAATGATGGGTGATGCCAGAGAAGAAAGCAGCGACGACGAAGAAGTTGAAGACTCAAATCCTCTTCTAAAGTTAGTCGGCGCAGGAACTGCAGCGGGGATTGGTGCTTTGGCCGGGGGAGTTTTAGGAAAAGCGGCAAGCTCTATTGTTGGAAAAGCTGGCCCCCTTGGAAAATATGGGGCTAAGGCACTTTCCAGTCTAGGCAAACAAGCTGAAGAAATTTCTGGCAAAACTTGGATTGAGGCACAACTAGGAAAAATTGGCCAAAGCCAAATGGAACTTGCCGCTCAGGGTGCAGGTTCTCCGTGGACAAAATTTGTAATTCCAGAAAAGAAACCAAGCAAAATTATAAGCCCACAAGAAAAACAACAAGCTGACTACGATGCCGAAACAGAACGTTTGTCCAAACAAATGAAAGCTATAGAAGTTAGAACTAAAGCAAAACAACAAGGTTTAATTCCTTGAGAAACAATTTAATATAAATAATTTTACAAATTAAGGATCCTTTGAATATGAAAAACAACAAAAAATATACAATCTCTGAAGCTGCTGCCGAGGCCATGGGTCTTGGCGCTATTTCTGATGGAAAGCCAGACTTCGATCTTAGTGGACGAGGTTCGATGACCCCATCACCAGTAATTTCAGCCGTTCCTGTAACAACACCACAACAAGTACCTGTTGTTCCTAGCAGCATGGCAATGCATGCTATGCGTTCTTCTGCACCACAACAATCACAAGAAGAAACAGAGAATGAAGAAGCCGAAGAGGAAATGGAAGAATCGACACCTGAGCCAGATTCAGACGTTGAGGAAGTCGAAGAGCAAACACGTGCTCAATTCCGTTCAGCTCTGATTTCACTATTGGGTGAGGATAATGCATCCGAAGATTTGGTTGCAAAGCTTGAAGGAATTTTTGAAGCTGCAGTCACAGATCGAGTTGAGCGCACAGTCGCCGCAATCGTTGAAGATGTCGATGGTAACGTAAAGACATATCTTGATAACGTCACAGAATCTCTCGTTGAGAAGGTTGATGATTATCTGGACTATGTTGTTGAAGAGTGGATGACAGAAAACGCCGTTTCTGTTGAACAAGGCATCAAAACACAAATTGCAGAAAACTTCATCACCGGCCTAAAGAATCTCTTTGAGAACCACTACATTGATGTTCCAAACGAGAAGTATAATGTTCTTGATGAGCTCTATGCACAAAACCGTCAACTTGAAGAGAAGCTAAACGAATCTTTCAACACCAATATTGCTCTTCGCAAGCAAATTGAGTTGACAGAATGTGCTGGAATTTTTGTAGCCGAAACTAAAAATTTGGCCGATACACAAATTTCTAAACTTCAAAATTTGATGGAAAACGTTTCTTTTGCTGACACAGAAGAGTACCGAAATAAGCTAGTTGTAATCAAGGAGAACTATATTGATACAGCAAGAGTTTCTGTTCCAACACGCACACCAGATCCAGAACAAACTTTTTCAACAGTAAAGGGTAATCCAACAACCTTAGTAGAAGGTTACGTTGGTGCCTTGGGTAGACTAAACAAGAAAGTCTAAAAAACAATTTTTACTAAATAATTTTACTCACAGGAGATAACTAAAAAATGCAATTCGCAGACAACACACCATATGACGTATTAACCGAGAAGTGGGAGCCAGTGCTTGGTCACGATGCTCTTCCTTCTATCCAAGATGACTACCGTAAGAAAGTTACTGCAGTTCTTTTGGAGAACCAAGAACAAGCTCTTCGTAGCCAACACCTCACAGAAGACATGTCATCCGGCAACCTCGGAATGCCAACTTCTTTCACCAACAACGGTTTGAACCCACAAGTAGCTGGTTATGATCCAGTACTAATTTCGTTGGTTCGCCGTTCCATGCCAAACTTGATGGCTTATGACATCTGCGGCGTTCAGCCAATGACTGCTCCAACCGGCCTCATCTTTGCCATGCGTTCCAATTACCAATATGCTGGTACTGGAAGAACTTACGGACAAGTCGGTTATGCCGAAGCTATGTTCCAAGAGCCACAACCATCTTACGGTGGCTCTGGTTGGACCTTGCCAACTGGCTACAATGGTCTTTCTGCTGGATTTGGTTTGAATTACGGTAACTCTGCCAGCATCCGTCCAACAAACGCAAATATTCTTGGACAACTTAGAGGTATCATTACAGCTAATGGCGAAGGAATTGGTAACAATCCAAATGGACTTAGCGGTGGATTACTGACACCCGGAAGTGCTTATTACGGCACTTGGAACCAAATGTCGTTCACAATTGACCGCGTTGCTGTAGAAGCTCGTACACGTGCACTGAGCAGCAACTACACAGTTGAATTGGCTCAAGACCTCAAGGCTGTTCACGGTCTAGATGCTGAAGCTGAATTGGCAAACCTACTCAGCACAGAAATTCTTGCCGAAATCAACCGTGAAATCGTCAAGACAATTTACTTTGTTGCAAGAAATGGTTCTCAACAACCAGATCTCACCGCAGCCGCCTCAGGTGGTGGTGTATATGATCTTGATGATGACTCAGACGGTCGTTGGTCTGCTGAACGTTTCCGTGGCCTCAGCTTCCAAATCGAACGTGAATGCAACCAAATTGCCAAGGAAACTCGCCGTGGTAAGGGCAACTTTGTAATCTGCGATAGCGATACCGCAGCCGCCCTCGCCATGTCTGGATTCATGAGCCTCAGCCCAGCAATTGCTCCTCAACTCAATGTTGATGACACACAAAGCACATTTGCTGGTATTCTGAGTGGTAAGATCCGCGTATACATCGATCCATATAGCCCAGTTGGATTTAACTTCTTCGTTGCAGGCTATAAGGGTGAGTCGCCATACGATGCTGGATTGTTCTACTGCCCATACGTTCCGCTACAAATGGTACGTGCAGTTGATCCAAACACTTTCCAACCACGTATTGCCTTCAAGACCCGCTATGGTGTAGTTGCTAATCCATTCGTTCTGGATTCTGCCAACCGCCCAGATGGTCAAAACCTCACAGCAGGATTGAACCAATACTACCGTTTGACAGCAATCAGAAACCTCCACGGTAACACAATCTG